GCATATACAGTTCATGCAGTTCCGTATGCAGTTTCATGTCATACTTGAGTTTCTTTTCAATGCTCCAATCTTTTATGCTCTTCATGTTGCCTTGAAAGTGCATATAGATTTGATTGCTGAACCTAACACACGGAAAGAATGCTATGATCTGATCGTTTTTGCCTATACTGTCAAACAATGATGGTTTGCCGTCATATGCATCATTGATGCTTTGAAACAGGTCTATTTGGAAATCTGTTTCCCCAAATTCATTTAGGATATCGTAATCGTATGCTTCATAGCCTAGCTTTTTGAATTCGTTTTTAAATGTGCCGGATTGTTCAAAGAAACAATGGAATCTCATAAGAATTTCTCCGTTTCTCGTTTCAGCCAATGCCACATACCATTATTTGAATATCCGTACTTGATGCCCATGTACTCATAAGTTTTGCCCTGTATGAATTTTTCATGTAGCATTGCCCACAATTCTTTAGGGATCTTCTTTTCCATAGATTCGACATTCGCTATAGCTGCTTCGTACCTTTTGATTTCGTTTTCTTTCTCGTTAAACTTGTCTTCCAATGTAAGCCAATTTAAAGCCTTTTGAGTGGGATTTCCGTGTACCATGATTGAGTCATAGCTGACACCTCTAACACCGCAGAGATCGTACAGGATGACATCTAATTCATCCTTGGCTTTCACCAATCTCTTTTTGTTTTCCCTATACTCTGCCATGTCAGTTGCTAATGTCTTGTAATCCATCTCTCGACCATCCTATTGAATTCAACCAAAGTGTGAATATTTCGACATCAATATCAACGTTCCCATCGATTCGGTTATGTCTTCTAAATCTTTTAAGACAGGTATAAGTGTTGATTTTTCTGTCTGTCCATTGCTTAAAGGTTTCCATGTCTGTCTGTGCATCTCGCCACTCATGACTTAAATTCTTCTGTATTTCCTCAAACATAACGTACTACCTCAATGGAGTAATATTCCTTTGGCTTTCTATGTGTTGTGCGAATGCTAGGATCAACGTAGGTGTTTATCTTGCAGTCGAATCCCAATTCGTACAGTTTTGGTAAGTATTTAGCCGGATTCTTCTCGTTCCTACCTAGAGCGAAGTTCCCATATGTTTTAAGATGCATCAGCATGGTTTCTTCATAAGTGGGTTCTTTTGTTTCTTTCCTAGTGTATTTAGGACAATAAGGAATGATGTCGAAGTCACTTAAATTCATATAGAGGACAAATTCACCTGTCTTTTGAAATGTGTACATTCCATTTAACCTAACATGATGCCACATAGTAGAACGAATACAATTCGCAGTAGTGTGATACCTCGATGCGAGATTGTCGATGATGTCGCAATCGATCTTTTTATCTTCCAAATAGACATCATACAAAGCCATCTTTTTAAAGCCACTCATTTATGACTCCTTATTTCATCAACACAGACTTTGATAATGTAGGCAATCATAATAACTAGCATGAGAATCATTACTACTGCACACATACCCATCGCCACTTTGAATGATGCCCTTAACAGAACCATAATCAGTTCTGTAATCGCATTTATTAGATCAATTAGAATCTTCATTTTTAACTCTCCACTTATGTATTAACTTGATATAAACCATTAAGACATCATGGTCTATCTCTCGGTTGTACAACATTTCATACAGTTCTTTTCTCAACCACTCAATGAAGTCGTTATCGGTCATGTTCGTACCACTTTCTCTTTACAAGTTTTAAGCCATCGACCATGCCGGAAATCTTCAACCAGGAATCTCTGTTACGATTGTTTTGAACCATGTCCTCTAAATCTTCCTCGAGGTCTTCAATCATCTCATCTATAAACGAGAATGGTACACATGGCTCAATCATCGAGAATCTCCTTTATCTTTCCCATATCCCATGCACATGGAATAGACCCACATAACTGTTCTGCCAACAAAGTGATGTTGCAATCCATTGGTGTGTTTTTTGCATCAAACGGACACTCATCACAATCCCAATGTTTATGGCATTCCTTGGATATCTTTTCTAGCACTTCGTAGACACTCATTTGAACATCCTTTCATCATCGAGAATCTCCTTATTTATCTTCTTTACACATCTTCTAAATGCCATCGCATTGTGGAAGTCTAGCCGAAAGTTATACAGTTTACGATAGAGATCCTGTTTAGTTCCTTTCGGTTCGTACATCTCTTCGTTTTTCCAAACCACTATGTCATTTGCGAAGATGTCATCAATGCACTCTAGCAGTTCCTTGTCTGTCATCCGTGCCATGTCAAACACATCTGTCATTCAAACATCCTTTCTAATGCTTCTAATGGGTTGCCCATCTGTTCATCAAATGCCATTTTTGACTCTAATTGCCTTATTCTCTGATCGATGGCATCGTGAGTCTTCTTGTATTCAGTAGGATCTATTAACCCTAATCTGTGCTGACTCTCGTTTAATAAGACTTGTTGCTTAATACTTTTGATTTCCATATAAAGTCCATCTTCCCAATATCTCTCGATTGGTTTTTCTTTCTTTCTAAATATCATTTGTCACTCCTATCACAATCAGCATGATTGCTACACCTACAAGGACACCTAGGATGAAACCTTCAATGCCGTTCATTTCTGTATCTCCTTCAAACAAGCATTCCAACCATCTGCGAACCCACATTCATATCCGTTTCCATATCCCTCGTTATAACTTCCAAGTTCTACAACTTCATCTGCTGATTCTTCTTCCTTTGGCAAAGGTTTAAGAGGATGATTTCCACCTTTCCTTATCGTTTTGTATTCGCCTTTTGTATGGACACAGTAGTCTATCAGCAAGTTATTAACATCCAATTCATTTGGAACATCAATTACAAATACTGCTTTCATTTCTCTATCTCCTTTAAACAATCGTTCCATCCGTTTGCATATACGATGTTTGGATGAAAGTCTGTGTCCTTTTTCTTCGGCAAAAATCTTAACGGACACCACTCTGCTCTTGTGTTGACACCATCTTCGTTTCGCTTGGCATTTAGAATACAACGTGTTTCTTTTGGCTTGTCATCTGCTAAAACTCTGCAAAACTGACATTCAATGCACTCTGTTGGCATTTCTTCAATCACTAATACTGCTCTCATTTTTCTCTGTTCCTCATATATTCTTTAAATCTTTCTGCCGACTTCAATAAATCAATTTCTCGGTCTAAATTTTTAAAGAGATACTCTGTATCATAGATATAGAAATTATTGCTAACTTCTTTTAATGGATGTTTTAACGGACACCACATCGGTATATGCAGTCCTACTTCCTTCATAGTCACGGAGCAATGCTCACTACCAATTACGCTGAAGCAAGGACAAGCAAGACAATCTTCAGGTGTATCAATCACCAATATCGACTTTTGCTTTTTGTCTAAACTGTTTTCGGTTTCTACGTTTCCACCATCGCCATGCTTTTCTGTGGTTCTTGACCCAACAAGCATATTTTCTGTCGAATCTGTCTTCATACGTTACCTTCTTGTGAATGTTTCCTTTCATCGGTCTTTTCTAATTCCTCGCAACAGAGATTCACGATGTCACGAATCTCTTCATACTGTTCTATCTGCTTCTTTATGTTGGATGGTGTATGAATGCCCATATGCAGACAGTACAATGCGACAAGATCCCTTTGGTTAGTAGTCAGCACTTTCATCCACCTTTTCCATTTCCCCACGACCTCGCAGATACATTTCTGTGAAGTCTTTGTAGTTGTCTAGCACCAATTCTTCAGCTTCTTCTTCGTTGTGAGCAGATACTGTGACATACATTGTCAGTTTGTATAAGTAATCTCTCATGGTTCACCTCTCAAAAAAACGGCAAGTCATCTTCATCAATCTGTACGGATTGAGTAGCACCGAAGTTCTTTTCATAGCCTGTGCCTTTGATGGATTCAGCATAGTTATCCATTTCGGTGTATTTGCTATCGCTTTTGATGAATTCATATTTGAAGACAGTAAGATTGATTTTGCCTTTATATGCTCCATATTTCATTTCTTGTATGTCGATGTCTACGAAGACAAAATCGTTATCTCCGGCTTTCTTATAGACAGGCTCTTCGCACTTTGCGAAATGTACGTTCATGAAAGCCTTGTCTTCCTTGTCTTTGTAATTGGATGCACTTATGTACCATCCTTTGCCTTTGCTGAAAATTCTCTGTTTCATTTTTTCCTTTCCATCATCGTGTATGCATATGCATTGAGATCGTTTATGCTTTCGTACCTTGTAACAAGTTCCACAAGGTCACAGGCTTTGAAATTGTATGGCAGTAATGCCAATAGACATTTATCAACGATTTCTTTGCCAAAGGCTTCGTTCAATCGCTCGATCTCTTTTTGTATATCTTCTCCACTATGTTTAGTTACGTTAGGTTTAGTTGAGTTAGGTTCTGTTTCCAAAATGTTTCCATTTTGTTTCCATGTGTATGCTTTGTTTGTTTTCAAGCCGATTAAGGCATATTCTTCCTGATAATCCGTAGGATGATATCGGTCATTTTGAAGTGTATTGTGCATTCGCCAATGCTTAATGACTATGACACCACTTTCAAACACAAGGATGAATGCCTTTGTTATCAGCAGTTTCAAATCATCTTCACTCGCACCGATTTGTCGCATGATCCGTTTAGGATTGTTCACGAATCCATCATCATCGGCATTCATATTTAAATGGAAATATAAGCATTGAGATGATAACGGCATATCCAAGAAAGCATCACTCTCGGTTATCTTCTTCGTAAACATTCTCTTTTCCGGCATCAGTAATTTCTGCCCCCAAGCAATCCCAAACCTAGCTGCACAGGTTTCTTAATTCTCGCTATCTCATCAGGTTCAAGCCAATACTCCTTTAGAGTGCCTTTGCCTGGTACGGATTTGGAACAGATGTTCCATCCTTTTTGTTCCTTGATGTCTAGGATTCTCTGTGCCAAACACACCGAATTCGCCATAGACAGTAAATCAAACTTATTGATGTGCTTACCTTGTAAGAGCAAGTCTTCAACGATCTCTTGTGTTGTCTTCACTTCCACACATCCTTTCTAGTGACCTTGTAGTCACTTTCTTCTGCATACTTCCTAAACTTGCATTTATCCTCGCTCCATCCTTCGTATCGCATCTTCAAGTGATTCTTCATAAGGATGTCGAATTCAAGCCATGTGTATCGTTCTTTGCCGTTGACCGGAATTGAACAATGGTCATGGTATAGCCTGTGTTCTTCTTTGGTTAATGCGACAATATTCCACTCATAGCCGACACCACTTGATGATCTCGGTATGACATGGTGAAATTCTATGTTGTATGGTGCTAGATAGACACCGCTGACACTTCTGTTGCCTTGCCTATCTAGTACCTTCTGTTTGGTTTCAAAGCTGATTTCCTTTGCCTTGGTCAGTTTACTTTTTGCCATACTTTTTGAAATTCACATACTTCTGCAAATCTACAATTCCAATGTCCTCGGCTCTTGTGTATTTCAAGCCTTTTAAGATTCTGTCTTGCTCTTCTTGTGTGTACAATTTACGGAATTCATCGGCAAGATCCTTGATGTTCAAGTCCTCTTGAAGTCCTTGCCATCTGTCGGTTTTTTCTGCCTGTCCGTTTTTTTGCACGGCAGTTTTTTCTTCCACAGGTGCTTGTGCTTCTAGTTTTTTGTCCTCATCGCAGACCAACGAGAGAGCCATCAATGTGGTGTATCTTCTTGCATATGTCAATGCAGATCCATAGAGTTGAGCAGAATTCATTTTGTTCTTGCCATCTCTTGAAACGATGTTTTCCGGCACTACAATTTCTGCACCTCGAATCCATTCTTTGATCTCTTCATCGTAGTAATACACATATTCTTTGAGGTTCTCTGTACCTGTCTTCATCTTTGGAATCTTGAACCCTTGAAGAGCAATATCACCCAAGGATGCATAGTTATATCCGTATGCCTTTGATGTGTTGGCTACAATCTTCTTGTCTGTCATTTCTTCTCCTTAAATGTCACATGAGGTTTAACCACCGATTTCTTGCTGAAGAACTCATAGGCATTGACCTCGTTAAGTTCGCCTGTTAATGCATCGGTTATGTAAATGTTCGTTTCCTTCATCCGTTGAGTATCAACTCTTACTGATGTAGTTTCACCGACATAGTTCATGAAGAAGTAGTCCGTTTCCCATTTTGAATAACCATGCTCTTCGCAGAATTTCTTGAACTGAAACTTGAAGGTTTCAAACCATTCAACTGCTGATTTGTATTCCTCTAACTTGTCGAAGATGACATCAGGAACGTAGCCACCTTCAAGCATTTCCTTTGTGATAAGTTCGTTCATAACCAATAACCCCATACGAATGTACTGATTGTCATCGCAACGAGCATCAGCAGAAGAACGAGCATGATGTTTCTTGCAATTAGTTCTTTTTGTTTGTTTGTCATTTGACCCTTTCTTGGTATCTGCCCTATTAGGAATCCACCACAGTAAGAATTGAGGATAACTAAATCATGAAAAGAAATACTTTTAAGCAAATGTAAGGAGTTTTGTTTCATTATGGGCAATTGTGATGGACTCCTAGCAGAGCAGATACGATATAATATAGATGTTTCAATAAAAAAGCCGTCCTTCCTTGGACGGCACATTTTATATACAATTCCATAATCGTTCTTCATACATTATGCGTAGTCACCTATAAATAGGGACTTTTTTAATGTTTTTATGCGATTTTAGTTATTGCGAAATTGTATTGTGTGCCGTTCATGGAAACTGTCAGTTGCTCATCAATGCCGTTCTGCTTCATGATTTCATACACTTGGATTATCTCCGGCAGAGTCCAATCCGTTTGGTTGGTTTCTTTGTAGTACAGAGATGTTCTAGTGATGCCGATCATGTTTGCAAATTCTTCGGCAGATAGCTTTAATTGTTTCCTTATTTCCTTTGTGGTTATCTCATCACCTCATCTTTCCTTGATTCAATTATCTCACCATGAATTAAATTGTTCAATAAATTAATCAAAAGTTGTTGACACTCTATGTGCATAGTAGTAGAATGAAGATGTCCTGATAAGGAACGTAGAAAGGAAAACAGACATGAAAAACTATACTCACACCAATTACAGAGTTGTTGATCCAAGCCTGTCTTGGAAGTCACTTGATGAGTTTGAAACACTTAAAGATGCCGTTGAATATGGCAAGGCGATGAACAAGAGTGAAATCGAGAACGGCTACAAGCCAAGCAAATGGATTGTGGTCAAGGAAATGTGGAGCAGATCGTTCAATGATGATGGTGTATTTGTTTCAGAAAGTTCCGGCATCGTTGTGATGAACATTGATGCCTATATGTAGAAAGGAGTTATATGGAAAGAAGACAGAAATATCCAAACACAAAAACCTTTAGGTATTTCAATGCAAATCCTAAAGGCAGAATTACTGCTGATTGCTCGATCAGAGCGATCTCAAAGGCAACAGGCTTGGACTACAACGATGTGGTCATGGGTCTTGCTAAAGTCCAATGTGAAACAGGCTATGAACCGACAATGGGCAAAGGCTTGGAAATCTACATGGATTCAATTGGATGGGAAAAGCAAAGTCAACCGAAGAAGTCATCCGGCAAGAAGTACACAGGCGAAGAATTCTGCAAGTTCCTCAATAAATGTGGTTGGTGGAACTGTGAAGGAATTGTCGCCAACATCGGTGGTCATCACATGGTTGCCATCATGCCAACGGATAAGAATGACCCACAAGAGAATTGGAAAGTGTTCGACATTTGGGATTCTACCGATGGTTGCATAGGTAACTATTGGACAAAAAAATAGCATTCACCTATCTCGCAAATAGATGAATGCCGGAGATGAGTAAGATTAGCCACCCTACTCATCTCCATCTTACCATAGAAGGAGATTAAACATGAATCAGGAACAGATTTTTGAGTATATCAGCAATGTAAATATCACAGACCTCGATGCCATTAAGAAGATGATCGAGGACAGAGAAGCGGAAATGTATGAAGAAGCATGGTGGACACATGAAACGATAGATGAATACCTATACAAAGTCCACTACCAGGATGGTCACACTCATATTACTTGCAAAGGTGCTGACTCCTATCGTGAATACATGAGAAATGAAGATGCCGTATGGATTGAAAGATACACAAAGGATCTGTTCCCTACATATGAATTCTTATTGAGAAAGGAACAGGCATGATGAACAAAAAGGATTATGACATCAAATACCAAAAAGAGAATATAAGGCGAATAAACCTATCTCTGCATCGTGAAAATGACAAGGACATAATTGCATACCTTGAAAGTCAAACTAACGTACAGGGAACTCTAAAACGGATGATACGAAAGTATATGAAAGAAAAAAAGCAGTGATACGGAACTGCTTTTTTTGATGTTCACTAACGGAACACCATGAAGTTTTGGACATAACTATTATATCAAAATAAAAAGGCGATCTCTCGCCTTGCGATTGTGTAAAGGCTTTTCCTAGGTTTATCCTTGTGACCACATCGCTCATCGCCTACACCACTATGCAATGGTTCGGTGACCATCATTATTATAACAAAAAAAAGATGGCGAAACTCTGTGAAATGCCACCTTTTCTTATTAGGTTCACTTGCGAACCATCGCAGTACAAAGTGCAATCAAAACCATGTACTGCCCAATCATAAATTGGCACAATTATTATAACAAAAAAAGGGTGACCGAAGTCACCCATAAACAGGAGATTATCACAAGCCGATATCTCACTTGTGATCTCTCAATAAAAAAAGCAGATGTTACTCTGCTTACTGGCAAAAGAAGAATGCTCATTCTCCTTTCGATACAATTATACTACTTTTCAATGAACCAAATCGGTGGTTCTACGTTGTTATCCTTTAACCATTTTTTGAATAACGAGGAATAGAACCAATCGCCCTTTAATTCCTTAAAATATCTTTCGGCACAGGTCATGATTTCTTCTTTGTTATCACTCATTAGATTCATCATGACTAATAACTGTGTGCGAAGATTATCCTTTTCGCTCTTTTTTTGCTCTTCAAGGATTTTATCGATTTTCTGCTCGATTGGTTTTGCCTTGTTGTTATCATGGCGAGTGATTAGGAATTGAATTAAACCACTTCCTAAAACTGCACCGACAACGGCTATAATTACATCCTGATTCATTTATATCCACCTTTCAGCGATGTTTTTCATCTGCTTCATATCATTCCTCATATCTTCGTTTTCGCTCTGTAACGAGTTTATTTTGGCTCTAGTTACATTTAAGAATTCCTCTAACTGTTTCACGAAATCTTCTGCGACAGGATAGTAGATAATTCCTATGTCCGCACACCAACGATCATTTGCTATTTTGTACCACTTATAGCCATCGGCTTCTTTTGTGTTTAATACATTGTAGTATCTGTTTTCCTCACAAGAAACATGACCGACAATCTCTGCCGACAAACTAGGTTTGACCCTTATTCTCAAAGAAGAATCGGTGCAATGGATTTGATTTACACTTGTGTTTCTTTCAACAGTAGGAACACTTGCTAACGGATAATGCAAAAAACCTAACAAGTTAGGTTTCTTTTCAAACTTTCCGTTTCTAAATGAATTAGGATCTCCGTTTGAATACTCACTATACATCACATCCGTTTCCATAAACTGAACATGACCATAGTTTCCATCAAATACTGCGATATCTCCGGCAACAGGTGTATAGTCTGCTCCTTTGACTTGCCAAGGATCTCTAAAGTTCTTCAGCCAATCTTTCGCATTCGTATATGACCCTGTTTGTGTTGCCCTATCCCACCAACATGGATATTCCCATCCTAGACCTAATTCAGCAATGCGAAAATAAACGAACCATGTGCATTGGTAGACACTATCTATGCCCCACTTATATGGTGCTTCGCCATACTTTACAGGCTCTGTCCTAATCTTGAACATCAGCCTACCTCACTTTGATTATTAACGTTGATTTGGACATCTTCGTATTTGATGTACTTCAGTTCTTTCATTGACTTTATTTTTGCGATGACATCTTTTGCGATATCAATTGCCCAAACTATAAGAATGGTAAATACCTCGACAGTAGAAATAAAGTCCGTTGAAATAGTGATGTCCTTTGTGAGTTGTAACGTAAGTGCGAACAGATTTAACGTATAACAGAATGCGAAGATACACAGACCGATCACGAATGCTTTTAAAATCCCAAAGAAGAATTTCTTGGCATCGAACTTGTCTGTAAATGTTCCTATTATCGTTCCTAATACGATATTGATCGCAGAGAGAGAACCGACAACAATAAGCATCAAAACTATCGTTTCAAGATTCTCTTGTACTGCTTTTTCAATTGTCTGTATTATCGTTGACCAATCCATCTTCTACCTCACTTTCTATCGGTTCTTCGATGGTTTCTTCTGTTTCTTCGACAGGCTCTTCTATCGGTTCTTCCTCGACAGGTTCTTCTTCTTCAGTAGGCTCTTCGATAGGCTCATCCTTTTGCTCTTCCATCGGCTCTAGTTTCGTTTCTAACCCCATTTTTAAGCCGTTAGACAAACGATTCGCCATAGAAAGTGTATTTGTTTGGATAACTTCTAATGGTGTAGAATCGACTTTAAATATGAAGTTTAACGAACCCATTTTGCCGTTGGAATCAGTAGCAACGATTTCCCCAAATAAATATTGAGCAGTTTGTGTTAATTCGCTCGGCACGTTGAAAGTAACTTGATTGCCGTTGACTTGTCCTTCGTACTGATTCGTTCCAATTAAAACCTTTGCACTCGTTGGCTGATATTCTTCTGTGCCGTTGAACAAATTAAAAACGATTCTTCTAGCAGAATCGTATTGACTCACCATGACTAATGGTAAGACTCGGTCAGGAATCATGTTTAGATTGTATGTGTTAGTTATCATTTTGAATCTCCTCAAGACAAGCATTGTAACCTCTTGCTAATGATTCTTGGATGATGTTTTCATATCCACCAAATTCAAGAGTTTTATCGATGTCTTTCTTTTGTGGCAATGGTTTAAGATAATATCTTCCCTCAAATCTGTCATCAGCATCTTTGCGATAAACATCGGCATAGTAATCGCCATGTTCTTCAACATCAATCACTAATACTGCTTTCATTCCTATTCTCCTAACATCCTTTTACAGTTCTCATATGAGAACATATCTTTTGGATAATTGAAAAGTTTACGGAACTCTTTCAGTTCTGCTCTCATTTCTCTTCTCTTTCGTGGTATGAAATGTTCTCTATCGTTAATGCAACTTTCTAAATAAACGATATAACTCAAGTCATCTTTCAATGTGCTTAAAAGGATGTTCATTTGGCTTTTATGGTTTCCTTTCTACATGGAGTTGCAATTTGTTAGAGTAGCAAGTTCCATCTCCATCTGTCAGCTTAATTTTAGCATCAATGAACCCTGGTTGTGATGATAGTTCCTCTGTGCATTTACCGATCAATGTGCCATCTTCATTGGAAAGTGGGATTTCGGCATTTTCAGTAACTAATGATGCAGTAGTAAATGATGTTTCTGTTGGTGTTGCTAATTCATAATAAAGCATTACACCATTCATGGCAGTTTTAAAGGCAGTAGCATCTGTTGGCATATTAGCATAATAAATTCTTATTCTGCCAGTTCCATCGATTGCAATTCCTTCGTTGTTTGCATATACATAGTTTGCTGTATTTGCTTTTAGTTTTGAGCATAAAATATTTGCGACCGTGTCTTCATTTTGAGGAGTTTTCGCATCACTTATTACCGCCGAAGAACGGAAATAATTATTCGGCATATATGTCCATGTCAATGAACCTAAATCAACCATACCCACTCTTGTAATCGCCTTACTCTCTGTCAGTTCATCATACACACTACCTGCACTATTCATGCCATTAGGGAAATATGTTGAGATAGGTAAGGATAAGGCAGATGAGGTGTAAGGCTCAAAGGTTGAATCAGTATCTGCAAAACGAAGCATGATGTTTTTAAAATGAATGATATTTCCGCTAGATGCAACACCAAATCGTATTGTTACATATTCTACTCCATCTACGGGTGTATAAGACAACGATTTGTTATAACGATTGTTAGTTTGAACAAAGCCAACAGAACCACCATTCGGGAAAATATACACATCACCATTAACGTTGTCATCGCTTTCCCATGAGAGAGTTATTGTTTCACCAACACGAACAGGAATACGAGCATTTACAGGGAATGTTGATGCGCCATACAAAGTATAAGCATCATTACCTGTTGCTGTAATTGTTACTCCGTTGTTTTCCCATACAGATGTCCCATTTCTTGTTTCTACTGTTTTCCATGCATCATAGTTAAGTAGGTTCTTCCCTACTGTCTTTATCCCATTACCCATAAAGGATAAGAGAGAACCTTGATTATAGGCATAATATGGAAGATTGAAGATTGAAGCGAACTCGCTTGGGTCTGTGATGTCTAAACCCATTTGAGTAAGGTCAAAGAGCATAAAATTTTTAATTTGTGTTGTCGCACCATTTTCATTAGATACACCAATCATTCTTATTGATAGGTTTGTTATTTCTCTATCAAGCGACCCTAAAAACGTCATCTTTGTCCATACATTTTGAGGTACAGATGTCGGATTAAAAGTGATTCCGACATTGCCTGAAGGTGATTCGGCAATATGATAGCTTGCTCCCGGATAGTTTTCAGATTTCATATCAAACTGACAATAGAAAACATGATTTGCCGGAATAGAGAAAGATGGTGTACGTACTTCTGTCTGCCAGTTATTGAGCGTTCCACCTGTATCGTTAATATAAGTTAATATGTTATTTGCAACAGAAATGGAACCTCTATATCTTCTTGTCCAGTTTCCTATGGCATCAAAATTTCCGTTTTGTATTAACTGATTCCATACAATCGTATTCCCTTTTATATCAGCAATCTTCGCCAATCCATCTTCTTCAGTAGGACTCTGTCTGTAAGTAAACTCTTGGTCTGTGAGTAAACCTTGAGGATATTTGATATCTCCTAAAAATGGAGATGTTGTAGGTGTACTTGTGTTTTCCGGCAATAACTGTTCCGTTCCGCCTTTGTAGGCTTTGAAGACTAACTGTTCCTTTACATCGCTTGTATCGATCAGTTCTCCGTTGTTATGTAACTCAAATTCCCATTGCCTTGCTTCGGTATCACCTTGTGATGCATGGATGGTCACTACATCCAAAGGATTCGGTGTCATATTAACTTTCATTCCACTATCTCCCAAATTTTAGCCATTTCTTTAGCCGTAAGACCGCTTTCCACTAAATCCTTCTCGTTGAATTTCATTAGTGGGATTTCTATTTCTTGGTCAAGTTCATTCAGTTCCTTAACAAAAGAAGAGAAGTTTGGACTCTCTCTGTTAATCATCAATTGTCCTTCGTTCTCTTCTCCGTACTTTTTAAATAACTCCTGTTTGAATTGAACGTATTCTTTCAACTCATCACTTAACTTGCGGATGTTGTAGGCAATCTTAAAGCCGATTGAACCTTTGCATTCTGTAAGTGAATCGAGATTGATAAGTAAGTTTTCTGCTTGTGATGTTTTCATAGATTCTCCTTTAACTTGCACTAGAATAGCCTGTCGGTATCGCTTCGCTTCTTGTGGTTGTGTAACGGACATAGCCACCACTAAAGTAGATGTAGATCCCATTGACCTCAATGAAGCCTTGAGGATTGATGTGAATATCATCTGCTGATATTAAACGTAAATCCTGATTTCCGGCAGAGTTAATATCGATTCGACCATCACCTTTTAAAGTGATCGTTGATGTCGAGTGCAACAATGTAGTACCGTCGGACTTCATTTCAAGTTCATTGATTGTGCCACCATTTGAATCACAGTTTTTCAAAAGCACACTATTGCCTGTTGTAGAATACGATGATAATGATAACTGATTCGCCACTTTGTTCTCGGCATTATAGTTCCCATTCCATAACGATGAGTAGTTTTGTGTGGCATTACTGTTCATGATTAAGTAATTGCCGTAATAATCACCATTGAAGTTATAATTGCTTACATTGGCTTGTGTGTATGTGTTTGTATGCGACAAGGTTATGGAGTTTGCCCTCGTTGACGTTGCCAAATCATACTTGTAATTGGTCAAGAACATCGCATTCTGTGCCGTATAAGATGCGAGTGTTATTGTGTTTGATGATGGGTTTTCAGCAAGGTTTTTGTTTTTGTTTGCTAATGTAAAGACATTATTTACTGTGTTGGAAATCATGGACAAAGAGTTTGCTTCTAACGTAGTATCATCAAACTTGTAATTATATAGCCTTATTCTGTTTTGGTTGGATTGGTGACGAATGTCAAAGTAGTTGTAAACATTATCGTTTGCATCTACGTTCTGCACCAAAAATTCTGTCTGCGGTTTAAATCTTGTAGTACCACTACCATCGAAGCTGACACCAAGAGGATTGTCTTGATCATCGCTATAGACACTAGCAGTAATATACTTATCGTTTATATCTCCAAACGTAATGGTAGAACCATAGATTTCCAATGCTCTTAAAGTGATCGTAGACAAGGCTTGTAAAATCATTTCGCCTGTCTGCGGATTGTAGCCTGTTGTCCATGTCTGTCCGCCATCCGTAGTGACCATCAAGCCACTTGCCGACATATAATAACGTACATCGCTATCTTCTAATCGTGGTGCATTGTGTAAATAAAAACGATAGCCACCACTTGGAAGAGATTCCCTAGTGAAGTATAAACCTAAACCATTGATGATGAGTTTTGCCATATCGTTTAAATCATCTTCGATATAGCCTACATCAATATCCATGTTACTTACTGCTTCATCTACTGCCGTACTAATGGAATCAGTAATAATCGTATTTAGATTGGCTTTCGCATCGCCTAGTTCAATCGAATCGTACTTGTTAGTAAGTACGTTCCATTGAGTCTTTATAACTCGGCTCGATGCTTCGACATTCAATTTATCAAAGTAAACATGGACAGTATCGCCTAGACTGACTCTTTCTAAAGGCAAAATATTCTTGTATTCTTCTGTCTGCCATAAAGGAATGAAATCAATCTTTATGTTTATAGATGGAACTTCAATAGAGTTGTTTTGGGCATAATTTGTGGCTTTCTGTAATAAATCACTAGGTGTTGGAATCTGCCCACTTTCGTAATCGCTAGAAAAGTCTACGTTTAAAATTCTAGGATAGGTCGCACCTGTTTTATTGTAGTAGGAATCAGCTTTATAAGTAACTTCATCGACTACGGCATATCCGTAAACACCGTCATAAACGTTTTCGTTGTTCTGTTCTTGTGAGTAATCTATTAAATTTTTGCCGTAGGAAATACGGACTCCGTTGTCTGCTCCTCTTCTCGCATGGAGTTTGACTGTTAGATTATCCCATTCATACTCGGGTCTTAATACATCCAACACAGAACCTTCATAGCCACCTAGACATTCTCTAAAGTATCTAGGAATATCGTTTGTAAAGGTTGAAGTAGTGTTGGTGATGTCTGTCCATGTAGAAAATGGATAACTTCCAAGCATATTGGCAACGAGTTGGTTCTTGATGTTGACCGCACCTGTTGCAGTAAATGGTTTGACTACTACTTTACTTAAATCGTAGGTGATGTGTTGTGCATGAAAACTCGATATCATCGCAATCGGCTCATCGACCTTAAAGACTCTAAATATCTGCTCACTTCCATCACCGACAGTAACCTTAACTAATCCACTATTTTTTAAATCATTATAGTGTTTATCGTTTACATTAACTGTGAAGTCTAACTCGTAGATACCATTCAGTTCTTCTGTGACTACACAACTTAATGGTTGGATTTGACCTAGACCATTGCTATTGTCTGCGACTAATGTTGATAAGGATTTTGTATTGTCTAAAATTTTCATACTATAATCTCCACCAACGAGGATATAACTTAACTGAACTGAAACCGGAAACAGTAATGTTGTTAGTGGCAGTAAGCACAGGGAATCCACCAACCACGGAAAGATCACCGTTGCGATTGATACTGTCTTCCCAACAATCCTCGATCTCACAATCTATAAATGTGGTTGAGGTGTTTTGGGACAGAGTGAGTACTGAAGAATTGATGGTGATAGACCCTGTGCCTACTACTTCGATTAGAGGGAATGCATCAAAAGAGGTTGGATTAAGAATGGACTTGGTGTTTGTTATTTGAATTGCATTCTCCCCTAATTTCAGCCACTTTTGGGGATAAACCTTGAACGTTAAAGTGAAATCCCCGTATTTAAGAAAAGCACCTGTATTCGGCTCTATTTGGCTTACAAAACAAGCCTTTTGATATATGTCAGGTTCCTTACTGTTCTCTAGTCTTCCATATCCCTCTTGGGAATATAGGAAATTGATTAAAGCAGCATAGTATTTTCTGAAATCATTTTTGATAAAACAGTTGATGGAGATCTCTTTTGCCTTGAATCTGTCATTGGAAACGGAAACTTCACCGTTTCTTCCAGGGATCTCATAGAACGTGACATCCTTTTCAGGTGTTACGAAGAGGTCTTTACCATCCCAAAACGTATGAAAGTCGGCAAATGATTGCCCATTGAAAGTTAAGACATCCATTAATTGAATACCGCCTTTCTTCTCATGGTTCTCTGTGCGAGAGCATTTTCAATTTCATCGACCATCTGATAGCCGTTTGCTCCTTGCGGAACGTTCAAATTGATGACAACACCGCCATAGTTGTATGATGTGCCACCCATTCCTAGTGAATTAGCAACGTTTTCAGCTGCTCTGTCGACTAAATAGAGGTTATCGTTGATTCCTTTTGCCAATCCCATCATCATGTCAGGCATCCATGTATTGAAATCTGCCAATTTGCCCTTTTCCGGTTCACTAAAGTGAAGGTAAGACCAAATTGTGGATGCGACATTTTTGACGGAATTGATCAGATTACCGACTTTTGACATAATTCCGCTTACCATGTTGCCGATAAGATCCTTGCCCCAATTCCATGCATTGGAAACGAGGTTTCTAAAGGTTTCATCGATGCGGTTTCTAACGTTTTCAACGGCAGTTTTCATGTTGTTCAGTTTGTCTTTGACTCCCTGAACCATGTTTCTAAAGCCGTTATCGACTTTATTTCTTAATTCTTCGACCCATGCCTTGAATTGGTTGAATTTTTCACCGATCAGATTGACACCTTCTTCAAATGCAAACTTGACAACTTCCCAAATCATTTGGAAACCCTCACTTGCACCTTGCCAAAATGCCACAATCTGTTCTGAATGATCTCTTAACCAATTGATAGCAGCTACAATGCCACTAATAGCAAGGACAACCGCAGCACCGATCAAAACCCACTTGCCCATACCTAACAGTAAAGCACTTGTGGTAGTTCCCAAAGTGGTAGCTGCGATGCTCAAATTGTTGAATAAAGTTAATCCTGTGCCTACTGTAGTCAAAAGCGGACCGGCAGCAGCGAGTAAACCTAAAAGCGTTACGATAAGCGTTTTTGTCGGCTGATCCATGTTAGCGAATGCCGTAATCATATTGGTTAGACCTTCTACAATAGGGATTACCACCGGCAATAAAACCTCGCCAAAGGCTTGTCCTAGCTGATTGACGGCTTCGGCAAGGTTTTCAAACGATGTTTTGCTTTCTTCCTTACGGACATTGGCTTCTTGCTGCAATGCACTAAAGGTTTCACCGTCCTCGTTGACACCTTTATAGGCTTGATCGGTCAACTCCAATGCTCTTGTGAACAATTGTGTTGTATCTGTTCCCTCTTCCTGGGCGGCTGCCAAGGCTTGCAACATATTTGATTGCCTTATACCCGCCATATCCAAATCATCAAGGATAAGGACAAGGTCATCATCGCCCTCTTTGAGGTTTCCTAAACCGGTTACGAATGCTTCAAATGCCTTGATCGGTTCGTTTCTCCATGTTTCGGCAAATTTCTCTGCACTCATACCGGAGATGTCGGCTAACCTCAACATATCGCCCTCGCCTGTAGATGACCATTCGGCAACATCCTTTTGGATTGTCTTTAATACTTGTCCTACTGTAGATCCACCGGCTTCTGCCGTGATACCGACAGAGGTCAAAGCTGCTGACAAGGCAAAGACATCTGTAGTAGCAAGACCGGCAGAGTGACCGGCAGATGCCATTCTGTTTGCCATAGCAACGATTTCAGGCTCTGTAGTAGCCATGTTGTTGCCTAAATGGACTATGACATCGCCAATCTTGGACAATTTATCAAGGTTGTCACTTCTCACACCGCCTTCTGTGATGTTGAAGATCCTTGCTAAAGCCGTAGCAGCATCTTCTGCTGACAGATCGGTTGCGATACCCAAATCTGATACGATACCGACAAAATTAGAAAGTTCGTTTACACCTCTAACACCTAACTGACCGGCAATCTGTGCAAGGCTTGCCAATTCGTTAGATGAATATGTTGTGGTTAAGGCTTGTTCCTTTAATTCTGTTGCTAATTGGTTGAGAGAATCCTTATCCATGTCCGTTGTTTTACGAACACCGTTTAATGATGATTCCCAATCCGTTGCTGCTTTGACACTTGCGGTAAAACCACCGACAATCGGCACAGTAAATGCCATTGTCATCTTGTTGCCGATGTCTGTCAGCGTATCTGCCCAAAATTTCAAAGCAGAATCGTTCTTTTCAATGTTTTCTTTTATTAATTTAAGTTTACCGGTGAAATTATCAGCCGGAAGATCATCCATTCGGTTATTAAGATTGTTTAATTCCGTTTGGGTTTGGTTGATTGCAGTTTCCATGTTGACCGTGGATGTGGTCAAACGTTCTATTTTTTCTTGGTTTTCTGCATATTCCTTTTTTACCGCTTCAAGGCTTTCCTTGTATTCATCACCGGCACGTGTTAGTCTCTCAATACGTTCAGGCAACAAACGAGATCTTCTTTCCTCAATGTCTAATTGAGTATTCATCTCTTTTTGTGCATCTTTTTGGAGCGATAATTTCTGTGTATAGCCGCCAATCGCAGTCTGTAGTTTTTCTTTAAGGTTTCTTACATCCTGGACTGTCTTGTATTCAGATTTGAATGCGGATTCGGTAGCCTTGATTTCAGACTCCATCTCCTTGGTAACACGGACAATGTTAGCTATATCTCGGTTATACTCTTTTGCACCTTCTATGCCTATTACTGCACCGATTTGTGTTTTCGCCATAGTACTCCTTCCGTGTTATTTAAGTTTTAAAAACTCTTGCATACCCATTTTTGGTGCTTTTTCCTTTGCACCGCCTTCGTAAATGGCAAGGCAAGAAAGCATATCCAACATTTCACCGATTGGTGTACATAGGATTTCTTCCTTGCTCATGCCAATTTTCCTACCATAAAAAAGAAACCAGGATAGGTTTAATCTGTTACCTCGCCTGGATTTTCTTTTTTTTTGGGTTCTTCTACCTCAACGGTAGTTTCTGCACCGACACCCAAGCCTTCCATTGCTGACTTCATCAGTTCCGTAAATGTTTGGTCATCTAAATACAGAATTTCATCGACACCGATAATATTCGGCTGATATTTGCGATCCATGAAATGCTTGTTCATCTCATATCCCTCATTGAGGTAATGGATCATTTTTGCACCTGTTTCCAATGTTGTAGACAGGTCACCGCTAAACAGTTCATTTAATTTCTCGATGTTTCCATCAGGACAAAGTTTAGCGATGTCGGCTGTTGCTTTTACAGTTCGTAAAAACTTGATTTCTCTCCCATTTATTTCCATCTTATGCTCCTGTGATGTTCAGTAACGCTCTGACAACCGCAACGGCATCAGCTTCGCTTGTCTGTTCAGCACCGATCTTTCTCCATGCATGATGTTCAGAATCATCTCTCATTAAGGATGCTTCAAGTTCTGTAGTTTGGAACTCGATCTCTTCTTCTTGAGTAGCAGCGTCTAAACCATCAACAGAGAACGATGCTTTTGTGAAGACAACCGGCTGATATGAAGTAACACCACTTTCCATATAACGAATGACAAAACCGATACCAACATTTGGAATGTTCTGTCTGTCATCATATGTATAGATGTCGACCTGTCTGCTATCACCACCGCTACCAACAGAAATCTGTTCAGCATTAGGAAGACCCATGATGAGTTTTCTTGCAGCGTCCTTTAAGCCGTCAACGGTCATCGTGATGGTAGCACCGGTGAAGACACCACCAACGGATTCAGCCATAACGTTATCAGCGTAGAAGTTGACTGCATCACCGGTTTCGGCTTCAACAGAAACATCAACACCTCTCGCTAAAGGCATACCGGATGTGTAAGTGACTGTGCCTTCATTGTTGTTGTACAGAGCAACGAACGGTCTTGAATAGCCTGTGATTACTTTTCCATTAGCCATTATTTAACTCGACTCCTTCTTAAATTGTTTAAGCATATTGCTTCAATGCTCTCGTTAAGGCTCTTTTCCATTGCTTCTAAACAAGGTTTTCTAGCCTTTCGAGATGCCCTAGAAAAAACAGGGTTTTTAGGCATAAACGATGTACCTTTTTCCAAGGATCTTGCAATGACAATGTTTGGTTGTCCTTTTGGATATTTCCTTGTTGCGACACCGTTATAACCGTAATCAACACCTGTCTTTTTATTGATAAATCCGTTATAGTTTGCCAACGGAGTAACACCGAATGATTTAATCAGTTCGTTTTTAACCTTTTGGGTAACACCCTTTCTCATTCCATCTTTTACATAAGGTCTATTATCGACAGGCATGGCTTCTAATTCCCTCAAAGTGTATTCAGCAACAACTTTCGACCCTTTGTCTACGGCAATGTCAATGCACATTTCCGTATTGTAGGGATTAGAGATCCTTTTCAGCTTCTCGACATATTCCTTCATGCCTTTGAATCGGTATCTCATGCGATCTCCCAATTCCATGAAAAATGAATAAGACCGGTTTCATCTTCATATAGGACGGCATCTAAATTCCATCCTAGGTTCTCGACATTGTTTAAAGCATCCTGGATGTTATCAACCATTGGATCTAAATCTGTTTTTGTATAATAATCGATTGTTCCTGTGATTATCTGTTCTTGTTTGTGGTTTGAAGTCCAAAGGGAATCCCCTTCGCCCTCTTCTGCCCATATGCAGTACGGTGCAGTCAATCTAGGATGCCAATAATGATAAACGTTAAGACCTTCGATAGAGGTTAAAGCATCTCTGATTTTAGTCAGTTGCGACATCATAATTGGACTCCAATCTCGATAAAGTCAATTCCGTCATCTTTAAACCGATAATTCTCGGTTGTCTGTAATATTTGGAATTCACTATCTTCGTTCTCTCGTTGACATCTTGCACAGGCGAACAATGGTCAATCCTGAATTGCTCTCCATTGCCTAACACGGCATATTGACCGATTTGGATTGAGTTATCCAATGCTATTCGTACAAGTTTATCAACTCGCTGATTCACACCGTTGGCTGCATACTGTCTGTTAAAGCCTACTACTCTGTCTTCATACCAATATTTAGAAACGATTTGAAGTTTCATCTTTGGCATATCGCCAGGTTCAGCCGTATCGACTAAATTGCAGATATAAAGCGTTCCACTATCAAACATCTAGTTTCTCCTGGAACACTCGATTATTTAAGTTATAGCGTAACGCTCTAGGCATAACAGATACACCATCGTTACGCTTGTCATACAGATAAGATGCATACATGGTAATCAACATCAAATCCCCTACGTTTGCATAATTCAACGTGATACCTTCACGTTCAATAAATGCGATAGCTGAATCAATGTAATAACCAAGTTGTGTTTCTTTCTGTAACTTTGCTTCGGCATCCATATAATCCGTTATGATTTCAAGGTTATATTTCAGCATCGTAATCAATGTGGCTTTTTGTTCATCTGTATATGCCATAGCACATTACTCCTTTTTCTTTGGTCTTCCTCTCTTCTTGCTTGGCTTCTCATCACTAGACCTTTCTTCGATGAGAGGTTGTTCTTGCAAGTTCTTTTTGGAAGACAGTTCTTTGATTCGCTCTTCGCTGACTTCTAAACCTTCTCTAGGAAAAGGATCACCCTCGCTATAAGAGTGATCCTTATCTTTCAAGTCAGTAAAAGGCTTAATTACAAACCACACTATTAGTTAGCGGAATCTGCTGCGAAGGTCATCGTAGCGTTAGGTGTAACACCGTTCAGACCGATAGCAACGAATGCTTCAGCAATTGCCGGTACACCATCGTAACGAGCAGTACCCTTGAAGACCGTCTGATCCTGTAAGAATTTTACGTGTTCAGAAGTCATGAACTTCGCACCGGCTCTTTCAGCTAACAGATACAGATCGAAGTAACCACCGATGATGACATTGTCAGGGATGAAGTCTAATACTTCGATGTTGCCACCGATGACAGGCATCTGTCCGTTGACACCAGCAACGATTGCACCACTTGCATCAACAGATACAGATGCTGCGACCATGTTCGTGTATGTCAGTTCGTTCATGACCCAAACTTTAGTACCTCTTGAGTACTTGCCTTTAGCATTGCCGAAAGCGGTAATGATAGCTGCGATCAGAGCAGCACCTGTGGTGCCGGCTGCGATGGACTTGATGTTGGAAGTATGCAGATCAGCCCATGCTCTTGCAGTAGCCGGATAGGTTGCCGGTGCTTCGGTCTGTGCAAGACGAGAAACAACACCTAACGGCATCTTAACGCCTGTGCCATAAAGGATAGCCTTATCAAGAGCAAGACCGATAGCCTTTGACAGAGCAATAACCAATTCAGTAGCAAGGTTGATTGCGGAATCTTCCAGGTTGGCATTGCAAACTGCGAAGAAGCCACCTAACTTGTAGCAATCTAACTCAACATCATTGAAACCTAATGTCAGTTCGTTGAGGTTTGCACAACATTCCGTCCAAACGGCTTCAGGGATAGATCCCATGATGACGGCTCTGCCTTCACCGTTGATTCTTCTTACATCAACGTATTTGTACAGTTTGGAATAGTCGATCAGGTTTTCACGGATTAAACCCATGAAGACTTCCGGAATGGTTAAACCGACATTGGTCAACGCTCTCTTTTCACGGATAGCGGAACGAACTTCATCAAGATACTTGTTGACATCTTCTCTTGCGAAGAAGGCATCTCTTTCCTGAACGTTCATGTTAAAGAATTTTCTTGTTTCCATTGTTTTAACAGATTTCCTTTCCTCTTCTTCTTTTGGATCTTCTTTCTTTTCAGGCTCTTTTTCCTGTTCAGTTTCCAAGTCAGCAAGTTCCTTTTCTAACTCGGTAACTTCATCGCTCAAAGCCTTTTCCTTTTCATCGAGTTCAGCTTTTTCAGCTTCGTGCTTGTCGATTTCCTCTTCAACCACTTTCTTCTCTTCCTCGGTCAAGGCTTCTTCGATGGCTTTCTCGATTTCGCTTTCTCTCTTTTCAAACTCTTCTCTCTGTGAGCGAAGGTCTTCTAAAGATTTCTTGGCGGTATCGAGTTTCTTTTTAGTCATCAAGACTCTTAATGCCATACTTATTCTCCTTTCAGTTTGGCTTTCATTCGCATCTGCCATTCCTCATGCTCACGCTTCTTAATGTTTTCCTCATTGCGATGGCGAGCATCGATGTGGGTTGCTTCATAAGCCGGAAAAACACAAGGACTTACTTCAAACAAAGGCGAAACCTTGTTGATTGTGTAGTGAACAGATCCGTCATCGGAAACGGTTCTTGTTTCACTCTCAATGTCAAAACCAAAGCTGCACCCTGTGACATCGCCCCTTGCGACACGCTCATAAGCATTCACCGCATCGGTATCATTTGGATTGATCTTAATGCGACCCCACAGACCGTGGTCATCCTGTTTCAGTTCCAATGTGCCATTGGTAGTTCTTCCAAGGATAAGATCGGTATTGTGGTTAAACAATGCACGGACATCATCGTGAATGGATTCATCGAATGCCCCTGGTGCGATGCTCTCGGTAACACCATCCCATACGGCATAGTTTGAATTAAACACGCTGAAATAGCCTTCTATGTAGAGGTTTTTGTCCTCATCGTTTCTTGTCTGAATGTTTTCAATTTGAAAATATCTCTGTTCCATGTAACTCTCCTTTATTCGTTGCCAGAAATCTTCTTCTGTAGACCACTTTGATCCACCGGAATGTAGTTTTCTAATACCTTGTATTCATCCAAGCCATCAACAGGACTCATTCCAAGGCGATCTCTTGCTTCATTACCGCTGACCCATCCACGGTCACCATAAGCCGTGTAGACCGTTGAAATCGTCTGTAAATCGTATTCCATAAGAGAAAGAACGTTGAATTTCAAATACCATTTAGGATTGAGTATCAACTTCCTTGTCATTTCCTGTTCGATGCTCTTAACGATGGTCATGATCGTAGTGGAAATGAAATTATTCCATTCATCTCTGTTGAACGTTCCTACACCTAATAAAAAAGGCGGAACGCCCAACAATGCTGCAATGGTTCTCTTATCGAACTCTACAGAAGAATCTATAGCCAAGTCCTTTAAGGACAATGGTTTCACTTGTTCTACCTGGAATTGTTCAGCCGGAACTAACCAAGGTTCACCGACATTCTGTGCCTTGATGTAATCTTCCAAAATCTTCTGTCTGCCCTCTTTGGTAGAAAACTCATCGACCAAGCCATCGACCTTGACAATGACACTCGGTTTCCATTTGGAAGACATGAATGCATTTTTGGTTTCTGTGGCTTGTTTTAGATTTTTTGCGATATCTCTAATGCAGACTTGGATTCCCCTACCTTTCCATAGGTACATCTTGTCAGGATTGTAGGTGAAGTGTAACAAGTCTTCCGGTTTTCTTTGAATGCCGTCTATTTGGACATAGTAATAACGATACGATGATCCTTTTGGCATGAAACTCACTCTGAATGGGGCAATCGGTTCTAATGACTGAATAATGCCCCCATAGGTATGCGGAACTACAATTGAATTCCCTTCACCATATAAGAGCATATTCATCACGATCGATTGCATCCAATGGCTTCTTGTCATTGTTTGAATAGGATCTATATCTATCTTTCTTGACAGTTCATTGACAATCCTCACATCGCCTTTGGAAGTATTTTCCATTAAGTAAATGGTCATCGAACCTATTAATTCAGCGATCTTCTTACAGGCGGTCATTATTTCGGGATTCTTGTCTAAACTGACATACTCGCCACAACAGAGGTTGTCGAAGTCCGTTCCTAATACATAGCCAATAGACCTCTTTTGTGTGCTTTCCAATTTTCTTTTTTTTGCCATTTGTCACCTCAATCAAACCAATCTCTAATTTTATTGGCTTTTGATTCAGCTTCTGCGAACCTTATACAAGCAAACACAGAAGCATCAAACAGGTCTATCCTTTGTGTAGGATTCACCTTATCGTATTGAACCGCATCATCCGTCTTTTCGATAGCATGAACGTTTGATACACAATACTCATAGGCATCTGAATGCAAGTAATATAACTTTCCATCCATAGCTGCCTTTTCGATATGCCTAAAGCCTTGCGACTTTAAATAGAAATACTGCGGTTGGTCTATAACTTTAAAACCGGCTTTCCGCATCATTGGGAAATATTCCTCACCGGCAAACTTCCTATCATGACCGACTTCCTTGATTTTGAAACCTCTGTTTCGCATTTCAATAAACCAATTAACTACATCAGCCATGTTCGTAGTTTGAGAATTGGACATTGTAAGCCAACCGTCATCCATCCAACCGTATAAAGGTATGTTGTCTTCCTCGGCTTTTGCTGATGCTTGGGAAACCGGAAAGAACCCATGTGGGATAATGATGTCCACTCCTTCGTAGTTTCCATAAAGGCAAGCTGCGGTCAAATCGTACATTCTTGAAAGATCCGCACCTCCATACCATGAAATATTCAGTTTCGCCAATTCATCCAATGTCCAATTGTATTGGCGGTCACTATGTCTGAATACCTCAATGTCAAACCATGACTTCATACTTGCCGTGTAGATATTCAATCTTCTCGACAGGAAGTCTTTTCTCTTTAATGGGTCATTCTGTGCTTGGAGAGATGCTTGTAATATCTCTTCCGGTCTGATCGTGACTCCATAGTTTAGGTTGGCTTTCTCATGCTGAATCGGGTTTGTGTAATCCACATTCCCTTTATCGTCCTGATCTGCCCTAGCAATAAAAACGAAGATATTGTCATCTTCGACCAAGTTATTCACTACTTTGATACAGTACTCCTGATGGGCATAACCGAAACCGTTAACGTTGTCACCGGCAGTAGTGATACCGACTACCAAAGCATTCTCATAAGCTGCCGTGGCTTCTTTGAATCGGTTGTACTGACTAGGCTTCTTATAACTTGCTACTTCATCCGCAATGACAAAGTTACAGTTAAAGGAATCCTGGGCATCAGGGTTTGTAGGCATTGCGATGATTTCCATTGAACCATCATTCTGCCCAAACATATATTTGATGGAATGTTCAAAGGAGTTATCCCTTATTTCCATCTTTTTATCCAAACCTCTAAATTTTAACGAGAACGTTAAGAACCTAAAGGCTTCTAATGTCTGTCTTAAAGCACTTGCGACCACATAGGTTTTAGATCCGCTATGTCGCATCAATATGGAAACGGCAAAGGCTAAACCACCGACAAACGTAGTTTTTCCCGATTTTCTCGCAGTTTCAATAAAGGCTTCTTTATATCTCCTTTTGTTTGTTCCCTTATAGAAGAAACCCAAAAGGTTATACACGATAAATATCTGCCAAGGCTGAAGAATCAATGGTTTCCCTTGTAGAGGATTCCCATCGAGATCTTCACCTTGCTGATGGACAAGAAGGTTTTGAATGATGTTGATGCAGAAGTCAGGGTCATTGGTTCTTAATTCCAGGTCTTCCCTTTGAAGGTCTTTCTTGTAACGCTCACAAGCAAGGATTATTTCCTTGCCGGCAACCTTCTTTCCGCTGATGACATCATCCGCAAATTTATCGGCAACCTTTTTAAAGGATTTAGCCATTTGCGATATCGTTCAAAAAATCCTCAAGTGACTTACTGTTTTCGACCTGGACATTGAGTTTCTTGAATGATGATGCCGTTAAACCTAATTCTGCCCAATACTTTAATGCCTGTCCGTTTAATTCAACTTCCATAGCAATTAAAGGATTCCTGTGGACATTTTCCTTGTTCGATCTGTCCGTAGTAGTAATAACAGTAGGTTTGCACCCACCGTCCACATACTCCTGATGGACTTGATCTCTTGTTTCAAGGATTTGAGCCAACGTATCGATAACGGAATCGAAATACTCTTTGTAGGTATTCGCATCCTTGCACGCTTTCTCAATCCTCTTCTTCCACTCTTTCTTGTTCATACACTAATACTTTTGCAGATACTTTTTCCCTTTCTTTTTTTCTCTAAAGATCCACATTGGTATATCGATATTGTTCTTTAATGCCGTGTACCGCAAAAGTTCTTTCCCTACATCTGTGAGGTCATCCGTGTTCTGATCGTGTAATTTATTGTGTGTACTTCTAGCCACACTTATAAGATTCCATTCACAGAACTGATACTCGGGGAAATCTCTAACAGGAAAGATATGATGTACCATATCGGCATTTTTGAATCTGCCGTACCGTTTTTCGTACTGATCGATATATCTATCACGATGGAGTATCTTCCTTCGCAACGCTACCCAACGTGGTTCTTTATAGGTTTTCAGTTCCTTCACAACTCATGGGTTTGAAGAGTATCTACCAATTTAAGGACATAATCGAAAATGGCATATTCGGTTGCTGATTGCTTGGAACAGTTCCTTTTCGACTCTCTAGCCTTTTTGAATTTTTCTAATAAATTGACAAGATCCTCTTTTTTGATGTATTCCATAGTTATCTCCGGCAGACAAACCAGGAGCAGAAGAAAGGTTAGAACTGCTCCGCTTGTCTGTTCTGAATAGGCAGAAAAAAAGCGAAGATCTTTTCTTCGCACTTTTCTACAATATTATTTTATCAGTTTATTTATGTGACACATCACATCTTTAGATATTGCTCTCATTTGGTTCATAAATTGCAATGAATGTAGGATTTTTTGATCTGTTAAAGAAGACTTGTGAAGAAACGGCTCGGTTTTTCTCAAAAGGGGTCTATTTTACTAGTTAATGCCGTGTATATAAAAAGTCCCCGAAAGCCGCATCGTCGCCCCTTCGAGTACCCTTGGCACTCCCGGGGGGTACTTGCTAGCTCTTACGGGTGCCTTTTGCTAGTTTTTTACATTTTTACATTTAATAATCAAGTACCTTTTTACGTTTCTATTTCATTTCTTTTCATACGATCCAATAAACTACAATGATACCGGCAGCGGCTGCCCTGGAGATCCAAAACACAAAACAAAAAAACCGCCCTAATAAATAGCGGTTTACTTTTCTTTTTTATCTGATCAACAAAACAAAAAATATTTTTTTCTATTGGTATAAAAAAATATATATAGATTTATTTCACATATCTTTTATTATTTCCCTTTATAGATTAAATATCTTTATTAGATTAATTTATGTATGGCGTGCTGCCTTTATTATTGAATAGCACCGGCAGCGGATCGCATTTTATTTTTTATTGTCTATCGCTTTATAAATGAATCAGAACGCCGACAGCATTTCCGGCAGCGTATATTTCCAGGCGTGCTATATATCCAGGATCGCCGGCAGCGTATGCGATCCCATACATATAATATATACATGCATTGTATAACGTGCATAAACTCATTTTAAACGGCTTTTATTATGTACTAGTATATTTATACTATTTCAATATAAAAACGCTTTAAACGGCTTTAAAACGCTTTAAAATTAATACCGATATTTTTACTATATCCAGGCAATAAAAAAACCGGCTTATTATTGCCGGTTATATTCTATATAGATTATATAGGACGATAATGCGATCATGCACGCCGTCAAGAATGCTAAAATGTGATAATTCATTTTATATCATGTATTCATTTTTTACGGACTCAATGAATCCGGCGGCGGTTTTATCGCTTCTTTTAAAGATCCGCAATAAATCAGACGTACTAATATGATCATTCATCGCATAATACTCCGGCGGATATACTACCGTTATATATTTCATTTTGTCCGTTTTGGCGTTGTAATCTAATTCAATATCAATCCAGGATGGATCGCAATTGATATAAACGTTGTACAGCTCCGGTTTTATTTCCCTATACTCAAAACGTAAACCGGCGTTTTTTATTTCCTTATTTAGATAATTGGTAAGTGTTTTTGATACTCTTATATACATTTTTTTTCTTTCCTTTTCTTTTTTCATTACTGCCGGGCAGCGGCTGCCGCCCGGCTTTTTTTTGTTGCTATCCAATGTTAACGCCGGCTTTTACGGCTTTTTTCTGATCCTGTTTTAACATTTCATTTACATATACATTGCCGCCCTTTTTGTAGCAGTTTAAGCAATTAATGCATGACCGCCCGCCGCAATTAATAACCGTCTCCGGGTGATCCTGTACATATTGCAACGTGTAAACCGTAAAAACCTTATCAATAAACGGGTATTTTTTAATAATGGTTTTGCCGTTGTTTACGTTCATAAATAACGGGCTGTAGATAATATTCAGGTTTTGCGGCTTTTCAATTTTATATGTATCTATTGCCGCCTGGATTAAATGCGGGTTTTTTGTCCATAATGCGAAACTAACAGCCGGATTCTTTTTACATATATTGAAATAGTTCACAACCTGTTTAGAGGTCATCAGATCGCCAAACGCTTCGAATCTAAAATATAAATTATTGATGACCGGTAAACATTCAAACGGGATAATTACAGCCGTTAAAATACGTGTGTTTATTTCCAGTTTTTCCCGGAGTGATTTACGCATTTTTAACAGCGTCCGGGCGTAACATTTGGAGCAAATAGAGCCAACGATTGCAGCATTTTTTGCACATTGTGGATTGAGTAACGTTGATGTGCTTAGACTCCATAAGCCGTTCATTTTGCCGGTCATAGCCGTTGTGATCATGTTAACAACGGCTGCCGCCAACGTGATGACGTCTCCGGCTTTTAAGGCGTCGCCCTTTTCTACCTTTTCAATAATTGCGGTAAGCTTTCCATAGTACGTGTTTTTTTCTTGTTTTTTCATGTATGTTTGATCTCCATTTCTAACCGGTTTTTATATGTGGTGCTTTTACCGGCTAACTAATTATATGCACATAATACACATTATTGCAATATTTTTTTTAAAATATTTTTTCTATCCTTATTTTATGGGCGTAAAAACTCATTGAAAAAAATATGCACATTTATGCTATATTGATTATGGATCACTATAAAAGGCGGTTTTTGCTTTTCTTTTTTGCTACCAATAAAGCAACAAAAAAAGACGGCAGCCGCCGCCCTGGTTGATCAAAAAAAGGCGGCAGCAGCCACCACAACCGCCACCGCCGGAAATCAAACATGCCTATATAATAGGCATACTCATTTTATCACGTTTTCAAATGAAAGCAAAAAATGGGGTCACCGGTGCGATCCCCATCCAGGATCACCGGAAAATGGTCACTAGAATAATAGACACCATCTATATATTGATATGCAACATCTATATATAAATATGGCATATGAATATGGCATCATCTATATATTAATATGTCGGCATCATCTATATGTCTATGAATATTGGGATAACATCTATATGTGAATATTGGCATATTAGTGTAAATGTGCAGTATGAATATTAGAATATTAGAGTAACAAAAACTGCCGATTTCAAGATATTAAAAATAATTGCAAAAAAAGTATTGACTCTAATGTGCATTATGCTATAATGAAATCAGCCGAAAGGTACGAAAGGAAAATTCAAACATGAAAGACACCACAAAGAAAATGATCGACAACGAGATCATCAACAGAATGCATTATGTCATCAATTGCGATGAGGACAGAAAGTTCCAGGATAACATCCGCCGTGATCACTACAATTATTTATCCGGTTTTGTTTCTTCACTTTTCCATAATGGAAATATGAACCAGGATGAATACCGCCACTACTCTAATTTAATTTGGGATATGTACGGAGACAGACAGACCGAAGCCGAAAACAATCTTACATCAATGGATAGCTATGGACGCGTTGCGATCTTATCAGATGGCGATAATATCTACTACTATTACAACACGGAAGACGGTGAAATCTTGAGAGTATCAGACACCAACGAAGCGAGCCGGAATCCGTCATGGGATATGGATCTTTTATCAGAAGACCTCACAAATGATGATATAGAAATTGTTTTCCTGTGTGATGATATGATCGCATTCATACTTGAAACCCAGGACGCTATAGATATGTATGATGATAAATACATGGCGGTAGCTGAAAAGGTTAAAGAATATAAAGCAGCAACAAGGTGCTAGAATGAAAATAAGAGAGGTTTAAAGATGGCAAAGAAAGCAACAAACAAACAGAAGGCGGCAATAATCGAATACAACAAAAACAATTATCGCCGCATCAATTTATCACTTCACAAGACATATGAAACGGATCTAATAGAGCAATTAGAGAAACAGGAAAACATCGCCGGATATATTAAGAACCTAATAAGAGCCGACATGGAAAAGGGATCTGAATAAGATCTCTTTTTTTTATGCCTGGTTTTTGCCACCGGCATCCAGGATCTCCCAAATAAAAAAGGCATCGCTGCCTTTTGTTTCTGTTGCCTTTTGGGAATCTCACCCCGGTCACGTTCACCTAGACTTCCAAATCGATCACATTTGGGAATAGCAACAGAGCCATACTGTCAGACCTTGCTATGGAGTCGAACCACTCTTGCCAAGTATGTTCAGCAAGTTTCCACCTTCAAGGTTATTTATCACGGCTGACTTTCCGTACCATTATTATAGCACATTCATCTGTGAATATTGGATTACCAACATAGTGTGATTACCACATTGTAGTGATTAGTGTGATTACAACATTAATATATATACGGCATATATTTATCCCACATTGATGTATTCCAAATAGATGTGTTTGCAGTATTAATATGGTTCGATTGGAGCGGATGTATTAATCGGCATTTTCCACTCTCCACCCTATAACTAAATACTCAATCAGTTTCTCGTTGTATCTTTGCATTACTTCATCTTTGGGAATATGGTTCAGCAGCCATTCAACAGGAATCGCTTCAACTGTCGGTGCATTCTCTATGTCATACGTTTCGTAGTCATGATCCCTATCGATTATGTATGTGTGACTTACAAGTTTGTCCGCATCTATTAACCTCATAAAATTCTCTCCTCGATCTCATCATCCCAATAAGCCATGACATCCTTACCTATGATCTTGTGTGCATTCCATATGCAGTTATACTTGTTTTTAAGCCAATAGGGACACGATTCACAATCCCTATGGAATTGCTTACAAGTTTCGATAACGCTCGTTAGAATGTCTTTATTTGTGGCTAATTGGATATTGTGCTTATCGCTCTTCCTTGATGGGATTATTTGAAGATTATCCGGCACTCTTAACAGTTTCATTTTCTGTAGCGTCATACCCTTTCAATATGAACATCACGATTTCATTCTTGTTAAATACAATGTGATTGCCATCGCTATAAACGTGAATCAGATCATCAAACATGAATGCCCTGGCATCATGGTATGTGTACCTATCGCCTTTAACATCCTTGATGATTACATATTTATAGACCGGTACTTCTTCGTACATTTATGATTCCCTCACGTTCGCATAGAACTCTAACGAGATGCTAGTTCCTTGTGCTGCATTGATGTTTTCAATGGTGCAGCTTGGATCTTCCAATTCGTAATACACAGAACATTGTATAGCCTTTTTAGTGGTATCTAATGGGATGTTTGTATCTACCGTTTCCCCAGGTTTCACTACATAAATGTCTTTTCCATACTGAACCATCAACCTAATGGAATCCTTTATAGCGTCCTCGCCTTCTGCCACAAGTCCTACTGTTAAATAACAGTTGTCTACTTTCTTGTTGATTCTGTAGCTGAAATTATTGAACCAATAGTTCTCGCTTGCCCTTGAGTCACTTACCAAATCATCCACGCTTAATGTAGGAGAGAAATAGAACACTCCATTGTCCTGATGAACCGGAAGGAACTCATACCCATTGAGATCAATTGAACTCACGAATTTCGCTCCGTCCCAAATCTCCACTTTCACATCCTCATTGGTAGATACGATGACCCTTTGCGGTGTTAGTGTGGTGTTGATTCTTGCTACTGAACCAAGGATAATGCCAACGATAATCAAGATAATTTCAAATGCTTTCTTCATATAGTTTCCTTTCTAAAATGTTTCTGCTTCTGCCGATGTTTTTAGATTCTACTCTTGCCCATCCGGCTGCATAGTTCTTCATGTTCTCGACAATCATGTCACGAATTGTTTTTGGTATCGGCATTGGGAATATGTGCATGGTTGTATAGCCATAGCAATAATGTTTCCCAATTAGATACCGTTTGTATTGTGTTACCGGCGATGATCTCTTCATCGACTTGTAACGGATCTTATTGTTCTTCTTCATCTTTCATGCTCTTAATGATGTCGAGAAATTCATCCTTGCTCATCTTCCTCATCTCGATATTCACTTTCGGTTTGCTGCATATCATGATGAATAGCAAGATGATGAGTATATTTTGGATTATGTCGATCATATAATGAACTCCCTTATAAATCTGTTGGCATAGATTGGCGATATTAAACTTCTTTCTGTTTTGCCATTGATACCGCCATCTTCCACTCTTGCCGTTATTCGTTTCTGCTCATTTGGGTTTCCGTAGGCTTCAAAGATCAGATTGTTGCTCGGCTCTCTGTTGATGAACCAATATTGTGTAGGCTTTTTGAAATAATCGCCCCTGTTTCTTCTATCATCATCTATCACCTTTGGTTTTACTGCCCAATAACGAGTCAAGTAGTGTTCCTGTGAATATGGATTTTCTATGATAAGAGGAATATTATTCCACACACACACACACACAAGTTTGCTCACAAGCATATACAGTTCATGCAGTTCCGTATGCAGTTTCATGTCATACTTGAGTTTCTTTTCAATGCTCCAATCTTTTATGCTCTTCATGTTGCCTTG